ATACCAGAGAACTTAAGCATATCCTTAAGACCTTGATTTACACCTCCGTTTAAGTTAGACTTTAAGATGGCATTTCCTGTTGCGCCTGTTGCGTTAGGATTAATAGTAGTATCTGGTGCCAAAAGCGTTGTCTTGACGCCCCAATAAATCCTGGGATCTTCATCTTCGAGAGCGCCTGGCTCACCAGCGTAAGCTGCAGTCGTTGCGACTGCGCCCTTAGTTACTTTATAAACATAGGGTACAGGAGGAACGATTGATCCTGATATTTGTGCTGTAGCGCCTCCAACAAGACCCAGGCAGTAAAGGCGAGGATCTTGTGCAGTTGTCGGGGTGTCTGTCAGTGCATCATTTGTCTTGAGTACTGGCATACCCTTAAACCCAAAGGGGATTGCTTGCTTCGGAACGTCACCATTTTGGAGTTCATCACTTAACACAACTCTAATGAGATTTGACTTATTCGAGTAAGATCCCAAAGATACGAGTTTTCTTTCTGACTCGTCTGTTGCATCAAGGTTGTACTTAAATCTTCTGTCACCGATCATTGCGCCAACAAAAGATTCGCTGTCCGGATTTAGGCTGCAGTTCGGGAACTGCTCAATAATCTCAGGTGATGAATCAGAATCGTTATAACCTCTAACATAAACTGTAAATGTACCGTAAGGATTAAGTGGGTCCGTTGAGCCCTTAATATTGGCGAGTGAAACCTTGTATTGATTATTTGAAAAAGCACCATCGTCGAGAGACTCAATGTGGAATAAATCAAACTCTTTTTCACCGAACGGCTGAGATATGATCTCAGTCGTCTTAGGCGTTGTATATCTAGTATCAAATCTGCCGTAAGCTGATAATAAAGCATCGCCTGCAGGATTGTTCGTTGAAGTTTTAGAAGATCCTGAAAGCATTGCAACAGCATCACCTGAGGTTGCCACAGCTGCAAGTGATGCCTCAACATCGTATGCGGCATAAAGCAAGTGACCTTCTTCTTCGAACTTACTAGGGTTTGTATTAAGAATATTCCTAATATAGTTCTTGTTTCTTGGGTCAAGAGAAGCTGTAAATATACGAACACCAGATTGTCCATCCACAGTTCCGAAAGAATCTGCTGAAGATGAAACGTAAATCTTGAACTTTCCGTCCATGATTCCTGATGTACTTACTGCTGCAACATTGCTGATGGCAGATATCTGATCGCCTAGCTCAGCTCCATCTAAAACTCCAACCGCGGTGTCGTTGGTAGTAAATACGACGCCTCTGATGAGATTTACAAATCCTGAAGCTCCGCCACCAGGAAAAGAATCATTATCTGTGAATATTCTTGGTGATTGTGCTTCAGCTGCTGGGACGGAGTGTCTAGCTGCGATAAATTGAACCGCACCTTTGACTTGCCTTCCGTCTGTTGTATCTGGAGCCAATTTAAATCCTGCATTTTTTACAGAACCTTGGTCTTCAGTTGTCGCGATATCAGCGCTTGTTGAATTTGCGCCGCCGCCTAGTACTCTTACGTACGTTGCTGCGCCAGCGTGATTTAAAAATGCTTCAACAGCATATGGTCCGAATTTTTTGGAATCAAGGTTACCAAACTTGGTTTCAAAATCCGCCATGCTGCCGACAGTAATTGGAACGAACGCAGGGCCTCTCTCTGCGGTTCCAATAATGCCTGCGGGTGTGCCAAGAGGATCTTGAACTCTTTGAGTGAGATCTACCTCTTGCTCGAACACGCCCGGAGATCTAAAAGTCTTTTCTGCCATGTGATCAATCTCCTACAGTGGTCACTATAGTAACGTAATAATTATGAGGAGAAAAGCCAAATGTCTTTATATATCGTCAATCTTATTAATTATGCGTGCACTGACGACTGTTTCGCCCTGTCGTTGATTTCTTGTCAAGACTTTCAAGAATTCATTTTCGTCCTCTCCTGAGAACGGATTTCTTATCTTGTTTACTGCCTTTAAGTACTGCATTCTTCTATCTTCAATTTCATTTCCTGCAGTATTAATTTGATTGGCGTCGCTTAGCATAAATTTATCGATATCGCCTGTCGGGTCAGGGAGCTGATTTGGGTGCTGGACTATGGGCGCATTAGATGTAAAAATTTCAAAGGAAACATCTGGGGCAGAGATGTATCTTCTAACAGGATTCATTTGACCCGGGTTTTGAGTCCCGACAATATACGCAGGAACTGTCATGTTAAAAGTATATCTAACAAGTCTTTCGTCTTGAGAGAAGTTATCAAAGTTATCAGCATTTGTAACTGTGTTGGACGCGTAAGCAACAAACCAGTACCCTTTATTAGTTTCAATCTTAAATTGATTTCTGTTGCCTGTGTATGAACTAACGAACTTTTCTATAAGTTGGTTCATATGCGACATGTATTGCGTCCAGAATGTAACCTCGTAATTCACAGTTATAAAATGAGGGAAGGGTATCGTAAGTATTTCAAATATATTGTCACCTAAGTTCGGTGCTAGCAATTTTCCTGTTTGGACATTTACAGTCTCTTGTGATCTTGGGCGTCTTGAGTTAACCGTTTCAGGTGTAGTAGAGCTTGGATTAGTTGACTCAAGATCATGCGAAGAGTCGGCAACGTTATCTTGATTTTTTAAACTTGCCTTATTAACTAAATTTTGATACTTGGGATCTTTTTGGCTTAGACGTTTTTTAATTACTAGGTCTCCGACATCAGCGAGACGCTCTGACGAAGGTGACTGGTCGATTGAAGATCTTCTGATTGCAACCACAGGAAGAATTAGTGCGCCGGCAGCATCACGCAAGGGCTTTCTTCTTTTTACAATTGCAAAGCGCTCACCTGTAGCAAAAACGACAGGCACAGATAAAGTTTTGCTCTTATTTTCAATGTTGAAATTAAGCTGTTGGTCAAAAAGATCAAAAAATGCTTTGTCAATATCTTCTAGACCGCAAGAAGGAAGATGAAAATCATCAGGGATATTATTTCCCTCTAATCCTGAGGGTATGAAGTCGTTTGCACCGTGTGGTTTTTTTAAATTATCTCTTGTAGACATATAAATCACTCATCATCATAGAAAGAAGAACCTACACTGCCCTCAGTTCCCTTGGGAGAAACTTCTTGTGGGCCAGAAATAGGTGCGTCGAGAACATCGCTTTTCTGCAGCTCTCTAACATCACCAGTAGCGCCTTCAGAATTACTCTTAAAGCCTCTCTGTTGAACAAACGTCTCTTGGACGGCGTCGTCGTCAGAATATTTCTCATCTGTTGGGCCGATGACGTGGGTAAGAAACTGTTCTTTTCTTGCCTGTTTACCAATTAGTCTATAGCCGTCGCCGTATTCGATCTGGCCGAAGAGTTCCTTGATCTTAGTAGCAGATATTATTTCAAAGAACACGTCTCCATAAGAGAAGAAGTCGCCGACATCAATTTCTATTCCTTTGTCAATCAAGTCTCGATACTGTATGTAAGCTTCAATATTCTGGGTTTCATCGACGCCAAAAGATCCGATTTTATACGTTGGTTCTTTGTAATCTACAAGGCAGTTTATCTCAATTGGATTTTCAAAAATCTTTTCGGGGGCTTCGTCATAGAGCGTATTTATTCTTGTCTTAGTCAGCGAAATTGAGTAGTAGTAGATCTTTTGACCTACGACGTCTTTTATAAGCTCTTTTGTAAGATCATTGACTAAGCCAATTTCTCTAGGTGTGATGAATAGTCTGCCCAATTTTTATCCTACCCCATTGTAATTGCTCGGCCGTTAGGAACCGGAACAGTCTTAAGTTGACGCTGTATGTTTTCAGCTTTGTTTGCATTCATCTCAATTATCTTATCATATGTGAGGGATTCGAGCATTTCTCTAAGCTTAGAATTTAAATCTTTTTTATCCTCACGCCCCTGAGAGACCAAAGCTGTTCCATCAAGCTGGACAGTGTTGTTTGGAATCGGCATTGTGGAGAACTTGGATCGAACGTGACCAAGCAACTCAGTTGCGAGTGCAAGAGTATACTGTCTTACCCACTGTCGGCCGATACTATTTACTCTTGAGTATTGCAAGTCTCCAAATGGAATATTAGAAAGATTAGAAACACCTTCAATCGTAGCATCCTTAAAAGAAGGATTAAGAGGATCTGGAGCAAAGGCGACTCGAACGTATAATTCTCTGTTTGTCTGATCTCCTGTCGGCATAGGATATATTCTAATTTTTGTACCGATTACTTTGTAGTAATAGTTTGATCTTCTTACTCTATGCGAAACATTCATTTGGCCCGCTCTTAAGATATCTTCAAATACCGGAAGGACATAAAACATAGTCTCGGGCGTAAATGACTCAAAAGAAAATTCATTATTCAGGTAATTGATTGCTGACGTTGTGTCAAAAAACCTATATGCTGCGTTAGGGCTGAAGTGGAATACTTCTTGAATTTTCATTCTGGTGCTATTTGTGTTTAGCGAAGAAGAAAAAAGCAAATTATCATTTGAGTCTTTCAACTCATCATACAAGTCATAGTCTTGCTGGCCTGCTTTAAGAGATATGGACCCAGATATTGAATTATAACTGCCTCCAATAGATGCTTCGAAAGCATAAGGCTCTGCCTGTCTAACAAGGAACTCCAGTGTATCTCTTGGATACTTCTGTTCTGAACCTGACAAGGTTCCTGTTGGTGTTCCTAGAAAAGTGGATAACTGAGACCTGGCCTGATATTCATTGACAATTTGACCGTACTGGAAAAATGATTCTTCGAAACATGCCCAGACCTGCTTTTTTGTTAATTCAACAGAAAGAATATCGTCGCCGAGCTTTCTCTTGACAAAAGTGACCATACTGTCACCGTCAGACTGGAAGTCTGCATCAGAATCAAAAGCCCCAAACGGAGTTGGGTTTAATGTGTTCGCAAATGTTGCCACAAGGTTTCTCCAATAATTCTAACAGTATTAAATATGGCGTCAAATAAATTAGGACAAGAAGACATTTTCTAAATACAAAAAAGGCCCTCGAAAGTGAGAGCCTTTTCTGATCAGTATTTTAATTTCTTAAATACTAGATTTTAGTAAATTCAACAAAGCCAACAGCTGTACCCGCTGTAATGTTTTGTGCATCGTTCTGCAAGCGAAAGTGGACGACTTGCTCAGCAGCGAATCTTTGAACTGCGTTTGCTGCAAATGCCAGTGCATTTGTTCCTTCAGTGCTTGCTCCAGTTGTAGCAATGACTGCACCTTCTGCAGCGGCTGCAGTTGCACTACTTGCGACTACAGTAGCCGCAACAAATTGCTCGCCGCCGGCGGAGGTTCCGACTGAGAGACCCACGTTAGCAGCTGAGTTGAGCGTCAGCGCGGAAGTAAATACGATACCTAAGCTGACGATTGCTGAGCCTGCTGGAATTGTTACGCTAGTGTCAACATTTCCTGCGCCTGTTCTAACACATGATTTTGGTGAACCAAGTGTGACCATTGTGAGGCCGCCGCCTGGGTTTGTAGTGTCTACACCATTAAACAGTACAGGACTGTTAAACTGGGAAGTATTTTTAATGGTAGTTCCTGATCCATTTGGGGTCGATTTGAGACCCCTGATATTGTCGATTGTAGTTTTAGCCATGATATTCTCTCTATCTAGATGTTATTTAATTATACCAGGTGAGATCCAGGAATAACCATGTATCTTACGAAAGCAACTGCTTCACCAGCTGTGATGTTATTTGCACTATTTGCAACTCTAACGAAGACAACGTCTTCATCTACAACTCGAAGCGCTGCGTTAGCTGCGAAGGCTAGAGCTGCTGCACCTTCGCCATTTAGGCCTGAAGTTGAGATGCCTGAGCCAGCTGCTGCTGCTGTGTTGTTTGAAATCATGTTTACAGCTGCGCAATATTGTGTGCCGCCAGCTGCGGTGCCAGATGATACTGCCAAGTTTGCTGCTGAGTTGATGACAACTGCTTCAGTAAAAATTACGCCGATATCAAGAATAACTGCTCCTGCAGGAATTGTGACCTGAAGGTCTGCGTTGGTGGCACCTGTTGCAATTAAGCTTGTAGCAGTGCTGAGTGCGACTCCATTAAGGCCTTTGCCTGTAACAGTAGCTGCACCATTGATTGTAGTAGCTCCGCTAATGTTTACTGAGTTTTGGATTAGCGTTCCGGAGCCGCCTCTGGTAATTACGCCTTGATTGTTAATAACTGTTTTTGCCATTATAGACTCCTTGAAGTTTTAAGTTTACGCTTGCAAGGTACAGTCCTGACAAGCTAGTTCGTCTAATCTAATTATGTTCAAACTACGTTTATTGCAAAAAAAAAGAGCCGCCAAAATGGCGACTCTTTTTCAGGAATAAATTCCTTAGAACTATGTTCTATCTTAGATCACGTTAAGATCCAAGCATGTAACTGTTCCGTAGAAGTCAGCGCGAACCATCTTCTTACCGTAACGAGTCATCACGCCCTTGCGAGGTGTGAAGTCTTCTGGTGCGAAAATGGTAGGTGTGACTATCAGTGGTACGTATGGTGCGTATACGTATCCGGTTTCAAGATAAGAACCACCTTTGTAACCGACGAGAATCTTGTTACGTGGGAAGTAAGGATCTTTGTAGACCGTGAAACGATTGCTCAAAGTACCAACCTTCTCTGCACCCAATGTGAATGGGGTAGAGACTTGACCTTCGCCATCCAAGCTGTAGGATGGACGGTAGAGGACAGAAGCTTCAAGGATGGTAGCCATATCAGGGGAAACCACGATGAAGTTTGCAGATCCGCGCAGGGTCTTACGGTGAATGGTGTTTGCAACGTCGATGATTGTCTCGGTGAGAGTCTCATACCATTCGCGAACTGTACCGGTGAAGCGTGGGCCAGCAGCGAGTGTGCTGGACAGTGTAACTTCAGAACCTGTTTCTTTGTTGACGAACTTACCTGGTGCACGTGACCAGAAAAGGTTTGC